GTCATATTCGTTGTAGTCGAACCAGGAGCGCATAAGAAACATATCCCTCCAGTCAGGCGATCTTCCAATATCCAGCTTGATCTCTGCCTTTGGCTTTAGCATCAGCTTACCGTCATTGTCAGGCTTCCAGGTCTGTAGCTGTTCCAGCTCGTTAGTGATTTCCTCCTGTTCTGCCTGGCTCACCAGGTTAGCGGCCACGCCCACCTCGTTAGCGTTGATGTGCTCTGCCAGCTTGTAGCCACACTGAGCCTGTAGGTTTTGGTAGTTCTCTCCATTGAAAGGCACAGAGTTGTTGACGAAGCCCTGGATCTCGCAATTATCCACAATACCGCCACCAACACCATCCTCATCCGCTATGCACCTGTAGTTGGGAATCCTGTATTTCTTCTGGCATCGGATGATATAAGCCTGAATGTCGGTTGTCTTTGAGACAGGAAAACACTTGTAGTCGATCAGCAACCATCCCTCCCACACACCGATCCTGGCATAGTCAGCACCGAACCGCGCAATGTCGGCTGTCAGGTAGTGCAAGCCATTCCTGATAGCCAGGATATTGCCGAACATGGCCAATATTGCATCATGGCTACACAGTGCAAGAGGGTTATCGTCATACTCCCAATTACCCTTGAAAAGACGCTCAAACTTGACCTTATCAGAGGTTGTTTTCAAGCCCTCGATGTAGTCAGGATCGATGTAGGGATTTTCCTGTACCAGGCACGGCAAATAAGCCTGGTAGTCTGGCAGATCGCCACGCTTCCACGGCTTATAGAACGTGTCATACATCCAATTCTTCTTTGGGTTACAGGTGATGAATAGCTTTCGTTTCAGTCCGTACTCACGGTTTAGGTGACGGCCTACACGTGTCTTTAGCGTGTCGTATGCGCCAAAGTTCACCTCACCGCCCTCTTCTATCCAGCCGCCTGTGAACTCGATGGATCCGTAACGCTCATAGAGCGGATCGGATGGGTTGTATTTCAGATCCAGAAAGTCAATCCTGGAACCGTTGTAGAACTCGATGTAGTTCAGGTTTGCGTTGTAGCTCCAAATGGTATCGGGAACCATGTACTGAGTGCATACTTTCTTGTAGGTGACGTATGTACTCTGAGTGATGCGTTTCAGCTCTGCACGTCCGATAAACCACTTAGTGCCAGGAAACGCCAGGCACATAAACAAAAGCCAGGCAGCACCAGTCCATGACTTAGCACCGCCAGCAGCTCCACCATAGAGAAATTCAGCGTGTTCATCATCCGTAAGGATCTTTAGTGCCTCTGCCTGCTTCTCATGCCTCTTTCCGTTGGCATTGGTGATGAAGTCGAAGCAACCGCGCTTGAACAGCTCGATCTTTATTTCAAGTGACCTCGGAATGTCTATGTGCCTGAACTTTGCCATCCGCTAACCTCCCTTTCCCTTCTCGATCTTTTCCATGAGGGCATTGTATTGCAGTAGTTCCTCAGTTGTCAGCATAGACAAGTCGGCTGGCACTTTGCTCACCGTACTGTCAATGCTACCCTCGATCGTCTCTTTGGGCTTACCAAAGATCCTGTCAAGCACGAAGTCCAGGGCATCAACCTTACCGTAGCGGATGCAACCGTTGATGTGGCTGACAAGTATCTGGATCCAGGCAGGCGTGTCCTGGTTGGGCTTGGTCTTATCGTCAGGATCCCTTACCAGGGCTTGTAGCTTGGATGGTGGCAGTTCCAACAGGGCTTGCATGATATTCTGAAAGTCTTGCTCTTCCAGCTCATGCCCTATCTTCTCTCCGATAGTCTTTTTCAGATAGGCATAGACTTTGGGCTTCCTACCACTGTTATGTGGTTGGTTTTCCTTTGAAAAGCGGTTGCCTATCTTGTTTCCTTTCTGAAATCTACCCATCCGTTGATTATGCGTTGATTGTGTTCAACAAACACACCTTACAGGCAAAGAGAAATCAGAGGCGCAAGGCACTCTGATCCTCATTCACCTGGTAAAGCCCTTATCCTTGCTCCTGAGCCTCCTGTGCCTCATACTGCTTCATAAACCAGCTTATCAAGTCGCAATTAGGCTCTGCGAACTGCCCTTCCATTTCAGGGTCTATTTCCTCTTGCAAAGCCTCTGCCTTATCGATAACGCTGTTCATGGCGTTCACTACCTCAATGGGAGCGTCAAAGCCGATCCCTCCGTCAAGATGCTGCTTGATAGCATCCTTCTCGATCTGTGACAATTCAATCTTTTTCATACTACTTTCTGATTTTTATATGTTGATGAATAACTAATTTCGGTGCAAAGATACACTAAAGTTGGTATTTCTGAGCGATTTTCTTCACTTTTTTGGTGTATTTGTCAGCCTTGCCGTGAATGGCCTTGGTGACGGTCTCAGCCCAGAACTCAGAGACGTTTGTGGCTCCATAGCGGCCATATCCCTTTTTCTTCTTGTCGGCTTTCCAGGTCTTGAACAAAGCCGTGATCTCCTTTCCAGCGGCACGTGCCTTTGTGCTGCTCATTGAAGCGTTCCATGTAGCGTGTGCCAGCTCATGCGTGATCGTGTGCTGTAGTGGCGCGTTGGTCTTGTTCTTGAAGCCAGTGTCATAGTGATTCTTTTTCACGTCAGCAATGATCTGTTTCTTCTTACGGTCAAAGAACTTGGAGTTAAGCAAAATGCCTGTACTCTTACCGCCAGCACCGATGTAGGTAACGCCCAGGGCGTTCATTGCGGTTAAGTCCGCGATCCTCACGCTTCTTTCCCTGATACCCATGACTGCCTCAAATCGTGAAACACCCCTGAAAATCTCTTTGTAGGTGGATTTGTCTTTGATAGACGAAAGCGGCTTACTGTTCTGTACGGCCACCTTGACCTTTGCACTGTTGGAGCCTCCACCGCTGCCTCCAACGTGAACCACACCGCCTGAGTTTCTTCCCATAGTTGTTACTTGTTTTTGTTACTACTTGCAGCCTCCTTGTCTCTCGGACAGGCCACGTTATTTCTTCTTAGCGTTGATGAAATCCGTTATGTAGAGTATTCCGTGCTTGCGGCAGAACTCCTGGATCTCTTCACCACCACCGTACACTACCAGGTTCGGCCTTTCAAGTCCGCTGATCTCCTGTGCCACCTTCAAGTCGCTTTCCAGGCTCTTCATCCAGCCGTCAAGCCCACGTGTGAAGAAAGCGTTGTAGCCCTTCGGTATGCCCATCTTGTTATACTCGATGAACTTGTGAGACACATTGAGGTCGGCATATACCTTGATCCCACACTCCTGAAAGTACCTTGCAAGGAATCGTTTCTTGTAGATCAACTGTATGCCCCAGGCTATCGGTGTCTGGTCATGGCAGCTACAGTTGGGTTCCACAACGGCCTTGCATCCGCTCAACACCAGCTTGACAGGATCCTTGAAAAGAGCCTCAAACCTGTAATCATCCACATAGAAGTGATAGGTTGCCACGTCCTTTCTCAGTCGGCTGTTGGCTCCCCAGGCGTTCAGGGGCATTTCCACCCTGCCAGCCTGTTCACTCAGCAGAAGGTTGGGGATCTCAAAGATGTTGTCGCTGTCATAGAGCACATCTTTGAACATCTTGGCCTGGAAACTCTCATCATCCAGCTCATCATCATCCTTATCACCTTCGGCATCATCCTCTGAATTGCCCTCAGAGGGTGTTTCCTGGTCTTTCTGAGCCTTTTTCTTACCCTTGGTGGGCGTTTCCTCACCCTCTGTGCTTTCGGGTACTGACAAGCCCATAAAATCGAAATCCGTACCATCCCAGAATGGATCAACAGCCAGCATATTGTAGTCGGTCTCGCCATTGTTGATGTTGTCACGTGCAATCAGCTCCTTACGATCATCGTCTGTCAGATCCGTGTAGAGGATGGTGGGAACCTGTTTCAGCTTCAACTTGATTGCAGCCTTGTTCCTCTGGTTGCCGCACAGGATATACAGCTTGCCGTCTATCTCTTCCAGGGCTTCGGGTCTGTGCTCCCAGAAGCCGTTGATCTCAATGCTCTCACACAGACGCTTGAAATCCTGCTTGGAGATCTTACGTGGATTGTGTGGGTGCTGATTCAGCTCCCTTGGATTGCGATATATGAG